CTGCCAGCAGCAGCCACCTTGTCATCGACGTACTGCTTGACGACATGGTTTGCGACTGGGTTGTTTGATGACCCGGACATAGTGCTGTCAATAGTGACTTTGGTCGCGCCAGACGCGATCCCGTCCAATTTTTTCTTATCGGCAGCGGACATCAGGCCGTTGATTGACTGTGTAGCCACTGCGGTACCGGCTTTGCCGTTCAAGGCGGAAGTCACAACTTTGTTTTGGACGGGGTTGGTAGATGTAGCCGACAACGCATTATCCACGTCCACTCCGCCGCTCGCAGCGACTTCTGCGATTTTTTCCTTAACGTATTTGACGGTCGCGGCCGCGTCGGTGTCTGCATCAGTTGGCGTTCTGATTCCTTTCACACGCACAAGCGAATTTTCCGGTCCGCCGTCAAGCGTGAGAGTGAAATCATCGCCTCCGGCAGTTGTGGTCGTAGTATGAACTGCCGTGTTGCTATCCGTAACGTTTGCCGGGCACAGTGACACACCGCCAGTAATGGTAGGCATTACGCTATCCGCCGCCTCAATATTTTTGCGCGCCTGTTGTTTCTGCTCAAAAGTCAGCGTCTGCGTAGCATCGTATCTAACCGCGCCAGTCCCGGCAGCGTTGTTATCTACATACGCCTTAGTCGCCGCGTCGTCATCCTCGGTCGGGGCAGCCACTTTCAGTCGGGCAAGCGGAACCGTATCGTCGACGCCAGCCATGCCATGCGAAATGCGCCCAGCGTCAGAAGCCGCTTTCTCAAAGTGGATGCCGCTATCGGAGCTCGTCCTGCCAACAGATACAGATCCCTCGGCGCTGACTGTCTGACCGACCTCCAGATAGCCAGAAATTTCGCCACCCCGCGTTGACAGCTTGCCATCCAGCGCCGCCTTGACGGCCTTGTTCTGCACTGAATTCGTGCTGGACGCATCCAGCGCCGCGTCCACGATGGTTTTGTTTGCCCCGGACTCGATACCATCAAGTTTGCTCTTGTCAGATGCAGACATAAGGCCGTCAGCTTCGGACGTGGCGACGTCTTTTCCAGCCTTTTTGCCCAGCTCCGCCTTTGCCAGCGCAGCAAGTTTCGCGGCCGCGGTCGGCCCTACGTATGTGGATTCGTCCATACTATCAGTCCTTTCAATTCGCGTTCCAGATTGCGCGCATCTCGTCGGCCGTCATGGCAGTCAGGCCGTCCAGCTTGGTCTTGTCCGCAGCAGACATCAGGCCAGCCGCTGACTGCGTTGCCGTAGCTGTGCTGGCTTTTCCGGCCAGTGCGGCAGTGATAACCTTGTTTTCAACCGGATTTGTGGACGTGAGCGAAAGCGCGCTATCAACAACGATAGATGCTCCGCCACCACTTCCGCTGCCACCGCCTCCACCAATAAACCCAACAGAACCGCCAGAACCGACGCCAGAAGAAATAACGCTTGTAATGCTTCCCTTTTTCCCTCCGAGCGTGATTCTCGAATTAGAAATCTTAACCAAGTCCGTAGAGACGCTATTAACAACCATATCCGCGTCAATTCCGTGCGGAGGAGAAAGCACTCGAACGGAATCGCCAACCTCAAACGACGAGATTGTTTTGTCGAGGTTGTGCAGGTCAATCGCGGTCAAAGTGATTGTGTTGTTCATTGCAGCGTACCGTGTTAGATACGCCTGCCCATACGATTTTACAACAGACGGGTCATCACTGTCAACATGTATTGTTTTATCAACACGGCCATAGCGCAGTTCAACTTCTTCGTTTTGCAAATAGATGATTCCGTTGTTTACGCTAGCGATTGTGAGACCTTCTTTGCCGAGCGGCCAGACACGTGTGACAAGCGTTCCCACTTCAAGCTGGTCTTCAATGTTCACGAGGTTTGATCCGAAAGCAATCTGCTGGTTGTTTCTTCGGCCGATTGTGCTGGTGTAATTGATGCGCACATCCCCGCCAACATAAGACGCCCAGATATAGCCGCCTTTTTTAGATAGCACCTCTTTCAAAAGTTCAAAAATATTTTTGCACTCTTGGCTGTGGTCGGCCGTGAACGTGCCGAATTCGTCGATGATGCCAGCTGAAATATGCCGATTGTCAGAAACGCCATTGTTATAGTTGGTAATCAACGAATTCACATAATACTTTGTATTGATCCCGGATACCGAATCAGGCGCGCGAATAACATCTGCCATCAAAGCAATCATACCGTCGCAGCTTACAACGGTATCACCACGAAAATTTTTGCTCACACTGTTTGCCGTGCCGCGAAAGATCTCCGCGCCATCGGATTCGAGCTTGATAACGGACGCGTGCGGGGTAATCTGCCCGGCCATGTCGTTTGACGGAGGGAGTGTAAATTCCAGCGCGCTGACGGAGTTAATTTCGTCCGTCAGCGTGCCAGAGATAATTTCTTTGCCTTTCGGCTGCGATGTTGCAAACAAGAGCTGGTTGTCTACATATCCAACAAACATCAGAGCATCTCCTGTTCATACGACAATTTTAGGATTCCGGCAGTTTCTCCCGTTGCTGTGATGTCACACCCGCCACGCGGGATTGTGAAGTAAGGGTTCGATGTGCTGCCAGCGTAAAGCGTGGTTTGCTTTCCACCAACGTTTACAATAACATCCTGTGTCATCGCTTCGTAAGTCGGCGTCTCCACCTTATCGCCGTTATCAAGGTGCGCGGATGTGAAATCAGAAAGAAGCAGGCTGATGTTATTAAACTGCGTATTTCCGAAGGTCACGTTAAAGCAAAGCACGATGGTGCTTGACATTGTGGTAAATTCAGCCGAATCCTTGAGAGCGCCCTTTAGAATCGTGCCAGTTTTACTTGCATCTCTAATCGTGATGTTCCCGACATTTGTCGGAGCCGCGAACAAAAGTTTGTACTTTTTGTTTGCGGCAAGCCCGGTTACAGTTAGATATAAAGTACCATTTGTAGGATTAAAGACACTTCCTGGCAAATAAATTACTACGTCTTTACCGAGATACGCATCATCCACGTAACTATACTGCATCGCACCGTTTGTTGTTTCGGTTGTAATTACAGCGGAAGATGTCACGGGCATAAGGTTTCCGGCTGCGTTGACGGTAACGTTTGCTTTTGTTTTTCCTCCAGCTGGACGCCTAAAAGGATACGCGTCAATCGTAAGCGTGATTGTACGGAAGTCCTGCTGATAGTTATCTACAATGTCAGTCAGGCGTCCATAGTAGTAATAACCGCTAGTCACCTCAAACCGGCAGTCAACCATCTGGCCGAGGTACTTTCTGCGGAACGCGTCGAAATCATAGGTGGAACCAGCGATCTCACGCAAGGTGACTTCAATGTTGCGGTTGCCGTAATGGATGCCCTGTGCCTCCGAAAAGTCAAGCACGCCGTCATTGGTGTTAATGTCCACCGTGTCCGTTTTGGTTGCGGGGTTGTCAATAGTCGCGGACACAATCACTACTTGCTTTCCGGTTTCTGGTACAATCTCATCCCACGTGCTCGCGCCGTGCAAGCGCATTCTAAACGTCAAAAGTTTACCCATCAGGCCATCGCCCTCCTTTCGTTACCGGCGTAAATGCTGCCAAGGCCCTGATTCATACGGTCAGAGATGCCCCCAACGAGCGTGTTGCCATCAAGATAGATGCCAATCTTCCCAATCTCGTCTCGGATAGCCGAGCGGACGCTGTTTTGCACAACTGACATTTGCCCGGCACCATATCCACCACCACTAGAAAATACACCATCGCCATAGCTTCCATAGGAAATCCCAGCGGTAATGGTTCGTTCTCCAAAATCAAAAGTTTTTTCAATTTGGTCTGTCAGTTTCTTCTCGTTGTCCCTGATGCCCTGAATGAACAAATTCATCATGTCAGGGGCATAAGTGTGGAAGTTGGACAGAGGGCCTTTCTTTGGTTCCGAGAATCCCAGAAAATCCTTAACCGTTTGGGCGACATTAGAAACTGTTTGTTTTAATGCGTTCCATTTTGCCAGGAGTCCGTTGATAAAATTCTGGATTAAATCTTTGCCCCACTGTACAGCATCAGAAGCAAGGCTCTTTATGCCGTCACCAATAGCGGTGACAATACTTTTACCAATGCCTGTGATTTGAGGCATAAGCGACTTAAACCCGTTAACAATAGCAAGTATTATTTGTGGTACAGCTTTTAACAATTCGGGTATAGCGTCAATCAAAGCACCAGCAAGGGAAACAACGAGGTCAACACCCGCCGATATAATCATAGGCAGATTATTAACAATAGTGTCAACTACAAGCGGTATTATAGTATCAGATGCGCTGCTGATAAATGTTGCCAAGCCTTGTATTGTCTGCTCTACACGGGGGATAATGTTTTCTCCCACAGTGACAGCACTATCAACGAGGTTGTTAACCAACTGACCAAAGTCTGCGTTATCGTCCGCCATGCCTACAAGCATGTTTTGCCATGCGGATTTCATTGCCGCCGTTGAGCCGCTGATAGTTTCACTTGCTTCCTTTGCGGTAGTGCCAGTTATGCCCATCTCGGTCTGCACAACATGGATTGCATCCACAATATCCGCGTAACTGGAGATGTCGTATTCAACGCCGGAAAGATTCTGAGCGTCAGAAAGAAGCCGTTCCATTTCTTCTTTTGTGCCGCCGTAGCCAAGCTTCAGGTTATCCAGCATCGTGTAGTTCTGCTTGGCAAAACCTTGATAGGCGTTCTGGATGCTCTCCATGCTTGTGCCCATTTTGTTTGCGTTGTCGGACATGTCCGTGACGGCCATATCAGCGTATTTTGCAGCCGCTTCTGTATCACCGCCAAGAGACTGCAACAGAGACGCGGAGAAGCTTGTAACCGTGTTCATATACTCGTTTGCGGACATACCAGCGGTTTTATAAGCGTTTGCGGCATACTGCTGCACAACATCTGACGATTGCTTAAACAGCGTTTCAACGCCGCCTACAAGCTGTTCATACTCTGCGTACTGCTCAATCGCTTGTTTGCCGATTGCTACAATAGCAGTTCCAGCAGCGGCAACAGCCGCAGCGCCAACTTTTGCCGCCGTTGCAAGTCCGCTTCCGAGCTTGCTTGACATGCTGGAAATCTTATCGCTTGCCTGATCGTCAACGCCGATTTTGACAAAAAGTTCAAACAGATTCACTAAACCACCTCAATTCCAGCCCGTTTTATAATATCTGCGGCTATTTCCTCGCCAGTTCGATTGTCAACGGGCTTAGGATTGATAATATCGGAAAATTTTGCGGTGATATAAGAGCCGCCGCCAATTTTGGCTGTGTTTTCACTGATAATGCGTAAACAGTCAGAAACATAAATGCGGTACGCCAAATCACGCTGTTGTGATTGATAGCGTGCCATAGCATACCGCATAAATGCTTTGATTGTTTTTATTCCTCGGTATTCTCCGAGACAGAGCCAGAGGAATTCGCATCCCCCGTCTGACCCTGATAGGTAAAAAGCTGAACAATATCCGGGTCGTTCAAGAGTTCCAGAATTTTAACAGGCAAAGTGAACACGTTGCACTTGTATTCCTCAACCGGAACTCCGTCCATAGTGGCCATAATCTGCATCACGGCCTTTTTATGATTTTTAATAGCCAACCCAATCGCCTTGAATCGGTTTTTCTTGAATACCTCGCCAATTTCCTTGTCAGACATAATCTCGCCAACGGGTTCAATCAGGTCTGCCAAAATATCAAGGGCGGCTTCACCCTGATATTCGGATAGTTTCATCTTTTTACCTCCATTTGCTTGTTAATCAAGATTCTGCGGTTCCTGCCTTTACGTACACCTCAAAAGGCACGGTGTCCTGAGCGCTCATAGAATAATGAGCAGTGTACTCGAACGCAAACTGGCCTTTCGCCTTGTCGGCGGTCTTAATCTGGAACCCGCCCGTAGACAGAGCGTTCATCATGTGGATGGCAATGAAACCACCGTTCGTATCTCCGTTTTTATCGGAATAGTCGCCCACAATCCAGATATCGCTGAAGTCAGCCTGAGCAAGATCGTTCCTCGGAGTGACCTTAGTGGTATCAGAGGAACCGATGTCCGCAGCACCGATAAGAGATTTAGCGACTGCGGTGTCAACGGTGACAAAAGTTCCGGAGCACTTCGCTTCCCAACTGTCGAGCTTTTTAAGCTCCTTCATGTTTTTCGGGCAATTATCGATATCTTCTCCGAAATCGATATAAGTCGGTGTCGCAGTAAAATTGATGCCGCCAGTCGTAGCGCCGATAATAGCTTCGTCCGAAACAGTTGCACTCGAAGGGGTAAATGAGCTAAGAAGAACACCGGCATTCAACTGGATGTTCTGAAATGTATTTTCGGGGATTTTCGTGTATTTCAAATTTTTCCCTCCGTTCAGTCAGCGGTCATAAACTCCGCTGTAATGTTTAGATATTTACGTTTGATTAGGTCATCACTTTCATCGCCCATACTCTGAGCGAACGGCTGACCTCGTTTCAGCCAAATTGCGCCGCTATCGCAAGGAATAATCTTCCCACCACGGCTGATTTTCTGGCTGATTTCATCCGTTTTGGCATTGATGCCAGACCATCTTTCGCTTCGATACCAAAGGGACGCAGTAAGCGGAATTTCACGGTCAAAACTGTCCGTTACAAGCTGATAGGTGATATACGGGAACGCTGCATCATCAGGCACCGAGTTTTCCTCGTATGCTGTCAAGCCGAAACTGTTCCAAAATTGATAGATTGCAGCCGCTTTTGTCATTCAGGAATCCACTCCTCTGCGGTTACTTGGGCGAACTGGAACGATGCAGACGGAGGCGTGATTTTATCATCACCGTCAGAAGTCACCCGGAACACCTTTCCGTCACGCAATCTTTTGAGCGTATCATGGTATTCCAGCTTGCAGTTCAACGGAACTGTGACAGTATATAGGCTGGTCACACCCGCTTTTTCTGCGGTGCGTGCCTCCATAGAACTGTCAAAGTTGATTGCCGCCTTAAACTGTACGCCGTCCGCCCAACTGGTAGTAAAGCCACCCTCGCCATCTGGTACACGCTTCTTTTCAAGCATTACCACATCTTCCATTGCTTGTGTCAATAAACTCATAGCTGTTACCTCTTTCGGTGTTGCGCATCACATCATCAGTTTATCTGGCAGACGATAAACACCTTGCCCTTACTGGTCATTTGACAGTTATGTAAAAAAACTGCACTATGCGCTTATAACTTTCTGTACTTATTCAGACGGCTTGCAAATGCTTTCTTCCAGCCAATAGGCGATCCATTTGCATCAGTTGCTTTTGTGTAAGCATATCCACCGAATGACTCACTTGTGAATGGTGATGCTTTTCCTTCATCGCTCTTGTTGTATTCCTCAATTTCTTCGGAGAGGGCGATTAGGCTAGGAGGCACAGCCATCGCCCAGACCGCACCATGGAAAACCTCATCCGTAAGGTCGGTCGCAGGGTATTGATGAACTCCATCGTTGAACACGGAGCCAATAATGCGGAAATATTGTCCTTCCTGCAAAAAGTCAAGCGGCGCAATGCTTCCACCGCTGATAGTATAGGTTCCAATATGTACCCCATCAGGCACAACAAACCAATTTCGCAATTCTGCGCAGATTTCGGTGAGCATCACGCCGCCCTCCTTGTAGTTATTCGTCTTTCTTTTTCCGCGTCCGTTTCGGCTTTTCCGCGACTTCTTCAATCAGCGGTTTACCAATCTTGTTGCTATTACTTGCAAGTTCACGAATCCGCTCAAGTGTCGGGTCAGCTCCTTCTCTTGGATACGCATCCCCGACTTCATAGATGTAATTATCGTCCTGCAAATCCATGAACCTTTCGATTACCTTATACATATAATATCCTTAATCTGCAAACTGAATGTGTCGTAACATATGACCGCAATTTGCTCTTGTATCTGTGTAAATCGGTATGCCATTCTTTCTGCATTCCTCACAAAAATACAAATCCTCTGACAGCACTCCACGATGCTTGTAGTTTACCCAATCATACCACGGGTACTCAATCCTTCTGAACACATCTGTTTTTATGAAGGCGCATCCCATACCGCCACCATGAATCTGTATCTTGGTCGTTCCGTTATCATGAAGATTTTTAAGTTCTTCTGCCATGTATTCGGATTCCAGCGGATAGTTGAAATGTTTTTTACCATTCTCATCATATAATTTACATATGGATACCCAACCACGATACAAATTGTCAGAATCACGATGTGCATAATATCCAAGGCAAACATCTTTTACATCTTCGAGCATATACTGAATCGTTTTCTGCGGAAGAACCACATCATTGTCTACCATCAGCACATAATCAACTCGTTTATCAAGAGCCATCTGCGCAATACGGTTTCTTGCGGTTGCACAGTCATACCCACGAACAAAATCAAACTCTGCATCGTGCCCCGACACATCCAAGTCATAAATTGACTTGAATGTATCGGGATAAATATTCTCGAATGTCGGGACAGCGATCAGAATTTTCATTCATTATGCTCCAGTTGCTCCAGTTGCGCCTTCTGCACCAATAGTGCCCTTGACAACGCCTGCGGCGTACTCAACAAGAATCTGAACGCCGGACATAACAAGGGACTCAATCTGTGCGCGCTCCTCGTTCTGGTAACCAGACTTGATGCCGATGAAGCCGGTCTCGTCTGCGGTCAGGTTGAACGCATTGGCGATATCGCCATTCATGGTCAGGTAGTAAACAACCAGGTTTTCCTTTGCGGTTGCCACAAAAGTGCCCTGCGTAATCTGAGAGGAAATAATCACGGTACCAAGGCCGAGGAAATCCTCAACATAGTTCATGCCGAACGCGTTCTGAGTGGTGATATTTGCAGCGCCAAGATAAGAGGCAATGTCGCGCGGGTTCACAAAGTAAACGGCCTCGGCGGTATCGTCCTCAAACTTAATCTGAAGCTGGCCCCACGCATCGGCAAGAGCGGACTGAAGGTCAGCACCGGAAGCGGTGACAGAATTGGTGATAGTGCCGTTAAGGAAGTTAAACAGATTCGTGCGAACACCCTTCTGCACATCCTTCAGCAGAGCGGTATCGGTATCACGGACAGCAGCATCGTAGCCGGACTTCTTGATAGCCTCAGCAGAGGCGGCCTTGCGCCACTTATTCAGGGTGATTTCGCCAACAGCGGTCTTGGTAGTCGTATACTGGGACAGAGGAATGACCGCACCTTCAGCCACAGCGCCACTCTGAAGCGTGCCAGTGGTGGAATACACATACATGGTGGTGCCTTCCATCATTGGAATCTTACGGGTTACGCCCAGCACCTCAAGAAACTTGGCAAGAGAGTTGTGGGCGAACTGGGAAACAAAATCAACCTCACGGACACGCGCCATCTGCGCAGCCTTAATCAGGTTAGTTTCGGAAGTGGTATATACTTCATTAGCCATACTTTAATAACTCCTTTAATCGAATTTCAACCCGAATGCTTCGGGGTTTTTGGCAATCTCAGCCTGACGGACGGCAGGATCACGAATTGCCATAATTTCTTCTTTGGTTTTGCCCGTCTTTCCACCATTGTTTGCCGGGGGCGTAGAAGTTTTTGCCCCGGTCGTGGTGGTGGTCGTCACATATTCAGCCCATTCCTCACGCACAGCCTTGATATGGTCATTTGCGCCTTTCAGCTTGCCGTCTTCGCCAAGTTCAATCTTGTCCCAATCGGCATACTTAACGGCTTTTTCAATGCCTTTTTCACTCAGGTTGGCGTCTTTCAGAATGGCTCTATATGCAGCTTCTTTCGCAGCTTTGGTTTCCTTTTCGGCAACCTCCGCCTTGTACTTGTCAAAGTCAGCTTTTAGGGCTTTATATTCCTCGCTTTCCTTGACATTTTCAGCCTTTGCAGCAGGCTGCTTTTCAAGTTCCGCTTTCACCTGTTCCTCGGCGTAAGCATCCCTTGCATTAGTGTGTTCCGCAATGATACCGTCAATAAATTCTTTCGGCAGCTCAACGTCGCTTTCCTTTGCGAGTTTGCGGATAAATTCACGAGTAAGTGCCATATAAATTACTCCTTTTCACCGGGTGGGCTTCATTCCACTTCGTAATTTTTATTATAAATCGGCATATCGCCATTTATAACCTTTATACTGTCTGTAAATGCCTCTGCAAGCCTTTGATATTCCGCTATCGGAGCATCCTACTTGCCTTGATGCTTCAATGATGCTAGGATATGTTTTCAGCTGCTTTCCATTCAAATCGCATTGAATAACTGGGAGGCTGATTTGTTCTTTAATTCTTTCCGTTCTCGTTCCGTATGAACAATTATAGGAAGATGTACACCATTCAAGATTTTCAACGCAATTATTCGTTCTGTCCTCATCTTTATGGTTTACTTGAGGTAGGTTTTCGGGATTTGGGATAAACGCTTTTGCAACAAGTCTGTGGACTTTGTAATTTCTCTGTTTGCCGCCAGATGTAAGCAAAACATTCATATACTTATTCGGGTGAACATTCTGCTTCATTATCTTTCCATCTTTGTTTCGTTTAACAACGCCTTTGTTGCTGACAGAATATAAATTGCCCGTTTCCTCGATGTTTTTCCAAATTTCCATATTTTATCTCCTAACAGATATTTTTAATATAAGGCAAGTAATCAATGGTTAGGCATTGAAACGGTTTGCAACCCGCTGTCCTTGCATTATACACTAATATTATACACTAAATTGGTGTTTTGTCAATGCTATGCGTTTTTCATTGCATCTTCCATGATACGCTTATATTCGTCGGTGTGTTCCGTTGCGGATCTTTGGAGCATATGTACGCCTTTTCGGCTACGAGCACCGAGTTCAACATAAGGAGCATACTCAACATTTGTCCCGATATAGGCCGCTTCGTCATCCGTTGCATGGCTGATGGAATTTCGCAGTCTACCAGTGTCAACAGGTGTTTCTTTTTTTGCGTGTCCTTCAGCGGTCAATCCGATAGCTTCCAGCCCCCGCTTTTTCGCCATTTTCAAAGCGGAAAGTACCTCATCCGTGTTGTCTTTGTATGTGTAACTCATTAGCGCACCTTCTTAAACCCGATAACTTTTGCAGACATAGAGCATCGGCAGTTGTAGGTATTGGCCGGATCGGCGGACGGGTCACCCGGAAACATAATTTCGCCAAACTCATTCACCCACGGCTCATCAATATCAACTTCAACTCCGTCAAGTTCAGCGTGCCAATGTCGAGTACGGCTGTCATTCGTTGCAATCCATTCGCGCTTCATAACAATTCCATCTTCTTCGGCTCGTTTGTAACTGTCCTGCCGCCCCTTGTTTTCCGCGCCAGTGACAATAGTCCGTGCCGACCTAATCGCTTGCGTCTTGTTCATCTCTTGAACATTCATAATCCGCTTTGCGATTTTATCCATGCTCTCGCCTTGTAAGATGCCTTGCAAGGTTTCAGCATTGATTTTCTTCATGTTCCATGGAATATCCTTTTCCGGGTCAATCTTCTTGTAAGGCAACAGGCTCGTGTCTGTGACCGCCAAATTTCTGACGGTATCAGCATCCACCAAAGTGAAAGAATAGCCTCCAACGCCATCTACGGTGCTTTCAAGGGCATTGTAGTTCATCGCATACACTTCCGGCAATTCACCGTTGATATAGGCAATGGCGGTTTTGTTAACATTCAAAAGCTGTTGAGCGCATTGCTCTTTCATTTCGGTAAACCGCTTGCCATACATCACCTTTCCCTTGCGCCATTTGGTGTATTCGTCCTCTGTGATTTTTCCCTGCTCTAAAAGTTTCCGCTTGGCTTCGTCATGCTTGGCAAATTTGGAAAAGTATTCGTCAGCTGTCTTTTGAATTTCCTTTTCCGCCCTGGAATAAATGGCAGACAGCCGCTTCTCCATTTCTTCCAGTTTTTCGTCTGTCAGGCGATGCGCTTTGTCTGCCATTATTTCACTCCTTAACTAATTTGCGGTGTTTAATTGAGTTACCTCTGTTGCGGAGATAGTGCCAGAATCGTCTTTTTCATATATTGTACTGCCTCGGTTGTAACGGGGTAATTAACTACCAGAAAATGCTGTTAAGTCTATATCCCACCCATAATCAGGCCCTCCAATGACAGCGAAAGTAATATCATTATCGCCGTTTTCATTGTGAGCTGGACGTGTCACTCTTCCAAACGCCACTGCATTAATGCTATCCCATGCTGGGGGAATTCCAAGTGACAAGGCTTCTTCTGACAAAATACCTGCTGCGAATGTTACGACGCACCAAATAGGGCCATTAACTGATGCCTGCTGCATTTCCGCGGGTGTTTTATCAGCGGTAAATGTCGCCTCCATCGTTTCCATGTTTACGGCTGTGATGTTGATGTGCAGTGTGGTAACTGCGCCGCCACCTCCGCCGCCGCCAGAGCCGCCAGAACCGCCGTATTCCTTAAGAAACATCTCCATTCTTGTGATTGGTGTCAAATCCTGCCCAGCAATAATCTTTTCTTGCCGCGTAATCGGTTCAAGTGCCATTACTCTTCCTCACTTTCATTGTTTTCATTTTGACTCTTCAAATCTTCCAGTTCCGTTTCCATCTGTTTATATCTGTCAGACGCTTCCGCGTCCTTTCGTTTAAGCACTTCCTGCGCCTTGTCAGCGTCGCCCAGAAGCGTCAGAATCTTAGTGGTGACATATTCATCATCAAGATATTCAGCGGCTTGCAAGACCATTTCCAGCGTCTCAGACTGATTGCTCATCTGCGAACGGGTGTATGTCGGCTCATCATCAATACCAGCCAGAGCGAGAATGCCGTTGATAAACTCCGTGACTTGATACTCAAACTGGTCTGTCTTTTGATTGATAGGCTCATAAGCCGCCTGAATCTGCGTAGCGGTCACGGAACCGGCAGACACATCTTGCACCTTTAGCGCCATAAAGTCCGTGTACAACTGATTTGTGAGCCTGTCAAGGGCTTCTGAGGTAGCTTCAAACTCAACATTTACATTGTGGGCTTCAACACTTGCCCCATCGTCACCGTCAGCATGGGCAACGCGGGTCAGTTTCAACTGTTCAATGAATTTTGCATCATCAGCCTCATTCATGCCGCCGCAGTTTTTGAGAATCCAGTAAATGAACTCACCGTCACTGACATTGTTAATCAGACCGGACACCATCAAATCATAGGCGTCAATCGTTCCACGGTTGCCAACAAGGTCACTCTGCCGGTTGACATTCCACAGTGGCACAATGGGGAATCCAGCAGGAGGCGCACCATCAAGGATCGTCTCGCCCTCAATGTCGTTCTTCCTGATAATCTGCGTGTATGCCCGCTTTTCATGCAGGATAGCCACATCTTCGCCCTTGCGCTTGATATAGTCCGTGTAACCGTCCATCTCGTACAAGGTAGCACGTAGCGGCTTGCTGTCATCAATCTGCCAGAAACGGATTCCGGCCTTCAAACCACCATCGTCCTCGTCATAAATCGGTACAAATTCGGTCAGGTCGAAACATTCAAGGTGGTCAAGATTCCAGAAGCCAAAGGCAACACCGCCATTCTTTGCGTGAGTGGCAATGTCCTGTACCTTTTTGTCAAAATCCTTGCCCAGTTTATCCTTGTTGGATTCTTTTTTGAATGTCACGCCATTGCCAAGCAGATACGAAACGGCCTGAGTTGTGAAGTAGTTGTACCAGTTCGACGCGATTTTGTTGTTTGGAGACCAAATGTCCGGGACTTTCTGGCCAAATTGATTATATACGAATTTCTGGAACCGCATGATCGTTGGATTTTGGTGCTTGTAGTACAATTCCGCATCATAAGCAGTTTTATATAGTTCGCTCCCCTTATGCTCCTTAATCGCATCAAGCACAAACTCCATCCGGTCGCGTTCATTTTCGCCGATTTCTACCAAGTCGTTAAAAGTGAGTATTTCAATCACGCTCCCTCGATTATTTTTCTGACATATTTTTATACCAATCAGCGTTTTCTAAGTCTTCTTGCAACTTGAAATTGTCCAAATGAATTGTGGATAAGCACTCCACACATTTATCAGATTTCAAACTAAATGTATAATACTTGCAAAATATACATCGTCGACTTCTGTCATTTGGGTCAAATGAACTTTTTATGATTTGATGTGGAGCGCAACGGCCTGGGCAATATGCACAATATTTTATTTTACCGAACGTTGCAATATGCTTGCATTTTTGGCAATTAGCACTTCCATCCCTTGTGAAGCAATCGCCTGTATTCGGATACGCATTTCTTATTTCCATAGATTCCAACCTACATAAAAATCGGCGTGTAATTGCTTGTTGCCTTTTTCTTAGGCAGATTTTCATAAACGCCTGTTGTGGCGTCCTGCGCGTCATCGTGAGCGTTTTTCCCAATCCGCTGATACTTTGTCATATCACGCCAATACTCACGCCAGCGGTTTTCCCATCCAACAGGAAACAGTACATTGTTCATAACACCTGTTGAGCCTGTCAAGATACGGCTGATCTTGTTCTTTGTCTGCGTGAATGTGAAAAAGTGCGTGATATTGTTGCCGTACTTCTCCTGCGCAATCCGCTTGACATTTCGTGCAAATCCTTTACCGCCGTTGTTGCTCTCGATTTTTGCGCGGTTCACGGAATAGTCTGTGTGTGCCTTTGCAACCAAATCTTCCGTGACTTCCATTCCATCTTGCGTGTAGATCACTTCCAGCACATAAGCCTTGCAATCTTTGACAGCATAGATAATAGAGCATAGGAAGTCGGCACCTTCATCAGCCGTGTCGGTGTAGCTGTCAATGCTTTCGATGTTCTTCGGCAGTTCGTCATAGGTCTGCAACTGGCTGTAAAGTCTGCCAGTAATGTCAATGGGCGACTGATTGTAGTTCGCCTCCACAATATCCTTGCCCGTGTCGCCTTGCAGTATATCTTCATACTGGGCGCGGCTCAAAATGTCCTCACAGAGCATTGAGTGACCGTCAAACGCTTTATAACAGATCAGACGATACTTTTTCCCTTGCCGGTTAAGTGCCTCTATAAGCCGCCCTGCGAGGTCGTCCGATGCCCATCTGGTCATAACCACAATAACCTTGCGTTTACCCTCACGGCGGGACAACATAGTGTCTGTGAACCACTTCCAATGCTGTTCTTTGACATTATCGTTTCTCGCTTCGTACTCGTTTTTGATAAGGTCATCAATCAGCATCAAGTCAGCACCGAAGCCGGTAGCTGTGCCAGTTGGAGATGTCGCAAGGTATGTGTTTGTGTCGTTTCCCTCAATGCCCCATAGGTTAGCTGCAGCGTCGCCACGCTTTACTCTAACATTGGGGAAAATGTCATTGTAAACAATTCGACCATCAGCAGAGGTTTCTTGTATCTTGTTTCTAACGCCCTTTGAAAAGACGGTGGACAGCGTTTCGTTGTATGAACCAGTAATTATTTTATCTTTCGGACACTTTCCAATAACCCATTGGACGAACAAAGTCGCCGTTCTGGACTTGCCATGTCGCGGTGGTTCGTTGTCAATCAAGTATTCGTCTTGGCTTTCATAAAAATCCTGGTACTCACGGCATTTGTCTTTCAAGAACTTGCGATCTTCTTTGTAAAAGTCAGGTGCTAACAGCTTGCAGTATTCCCAAAAGTCACGCCTTGCCAATTCGCAGCGTAGCGCATCACGGTAAGTCATCGTCAAGCATCGCCTTTATTTCTTCTGTGCTAAAAGCACTCATATCAACAACTGTTTGCGTAGTTTGTACCTTTTCAACAGGTGCCTCTCCGATGGTGTCCCGAAGCATTCCAAAAGCCTTTACATTTCCGTTTTGTGCCTCTTGAATAAGCGCAACAGCAACAGACTTCTGCACTTCTTCATCTTCAAGCATCAGCAAGAGTTCCTCTTTGAGCGTTTTCCGCTTTCGTTTTGCCTCTGCGCTTGCTTTTCCACCTTTGGAGGCTATTTCTCTCTGTTGGCTCTCTGTTAGCTCGTTAAACGGTATCAAATTTTTTTCATTAGCCATTCAACCTCACCTCCAACAGAAAAATAGTGGTGTTCCGTGGTGGATTTGAACCATCCATTAAGCGATTATAGGTCACCCGTTCTTCCCTTAAACTAACGGAACATAGAAAAATAGTGCATACAGTTTCCCGTATACACTATTTTAGCAATTATTATTCGGTTTGTCAATAAATGCGTGGGTTGTAATATGCGAGTGATTTTTCTCTGTATTCTCTGCGTCTCCTGTTCGCTTCGTCAAGCATCATCTTCCATTGCTTGTATTTCTCGCATTCGCCCCAGCAAGCCTCGTGTCGATCGGCGCAATTTTTGCATGGGGCAATCTCTCTTTTAAGCTGGTAAGTTCTAATCATTTCTTTTTACCTTACTTTCAAAATAATCAAATGTGTTTTTACCTTTGCGAAGCGGCAAATCCTGCATTTCCGGCATTGTATTTTCCATCAGCATCGCGCCCAGAATATTAAATGCTGCGGCCGCCAAATGATCTTCATCGTCCATTCCGCATTGGTACTTTGCAAGGTGCCTGCAAGCGGAATCGATAAAACTTGAAACCGGGATTCCTTTTCTAAAATTCCATCGCTGATACTTTTTTGCACCAGATTCGTAGTGCCGTGACAATCTCAAAACTGATTCCCACGGAATAGAGACCATATCGCCTTTACCTTCGTGCATATCCCTGACAGCCCCGCTTTCGAATTCGGTTCTTTCTCCACTATCTTTGATCATTTTTTTTATTTCTCCAATCGTCTGGTAAATTGTAAAATGCAGCGTAAAGTTCGTCGGCGTTTTCAATCGTTCGGTTGGATTTATATGCATCCGACGCTTTTTTGATTCGGTCGTTAAGGTCAATCGCGCTTCGCTTCAAAAACTCAACTTTGCTCTTATCGCTCACATGAGCGCGTGTAAGCTGCTTTTTTAGCTCTGTACCGGTTTTTCGGTCGATAACGCCATTATGATACGCCTTGTAAATAATCCGCAGAGCGGTGTAAAAACAAGCGTCTGCGATGTCAAGGTCGCGCGGCATATCTTCATCATTAATTGCAGCGCGTTCAAACGGGAATTCATCCGGCATTGTGCTCATCCTCCTACGGCGTCCGTGTATTCGTTCATTACCGGAAGCATCGTCGGGATCACAAACTCCGCCGTCACGTCAGCTCACCGGCGTGCTCGCGGATAAACTGCATCGCGGTTTCCCACAGCGTAAAGCGATGCGAATTCCCGTCCACGTCCACCAGATAGTAGCCGTCCATCCGCTGCATCTTCACGCATGATGCAGTTTTTCCGGCCTCTGCGCCTCCGGACGCGTCAGTTATACTCGCTGCGCGCTTCGTGCCCCGCATCTGCTCACGCGCCGAAATTTCCGCCCCGCACGCTGCGTAGCCAGCCAGGTCGACGTAGGTGTCAGGCTTGCTGCCTGCTTTCGCGCGGGCGATCTTCAGCAGCGCCATCATCATGGCCACGTCCTTCGGCGTGACGTCCGTGCCTGTGTATGCCGTCCACAGCGCCGCGATCACAGCGAAGTTATCCTCCGGTCTTCCGTAGTCTTCTTCACGGCTGCCGCACACGCATTCGGCGGCAGCCTTCAGTGTTTCCAGTCTGTTCATTGCTTTATCACCCTATGATGTCAATCTCATATTCCTCGCGCAGCACGCGGATCAGGTCGGTCGCGGAGACATACCCGTCGCGCACGCTCTCGCTCAGCGCCTCGACCTCGCGCCAGATGCGCTTGAGCTGCTCCGCGTCCATTCCCTCCTTGTCCAGCAAGGCCGTGAAAAAGATCGCCAGCGTCACGCGGCAGGCATCCGCCGTCGCCGTGTCCTTTGCGCGCTGCACGTCCGCTTGTGTCGCCGGTCTCCGGCGCGGGTTAATTCTCTTTGGCATAGCTACCACCGTCCATCCTCGCACCGCAGTTTGGGCAAAATGGATACTGTTCCAAATCGCCACAAAAGCTTTCTACAACCCAGCCGCAACAGGCACATTCTGTATGTCCGTATTTCCCCATTGCCGGCTTCTTCGGTATCTGCTTTTCAAGGGCGTCGATTGCAAGTGCTAAAGCACTTTCAAATTCAGCGTCATAAAAGTCTTTTTGACCGCACACAGCATTAAGTGCATTTATGTTTTTAATCGCCTCTTCGTATGTCATTCGCCCACCTCACCAAAGAGCGAATATTCTCGATGTTCGCAACTGTTCGCCCATTCGCACCATTTTTCTAATCGCTCTTTTAATGCGTCATTGGTAAAGAACGGTTCTTGTACAACTATGAGTTTTCCGTCTGCCATAAAGTCAGTATTACTTTTGACTTCTTCATAAGGAGTTGTTCCATACAGAAAGTTAACTTTGATAGTATCTGAACGAGCCCCAATTCTGCGTGTGGCATTACCTTCTCTGTATTTAAATGTTTCCTTCCCGTTTTCATCTCTTCTGCGAGATATATAACCAACTTTCATTCGCTCACCTCATCCATCTTCGCACCGCAGTTGGGGCAAAATTGCGTCATCAAAGGTATCGGCTCTACACCGTCATATTGTGTACCACTCCGTCCGCCGCATTCCATGCAGACTGCATACTCCCCTTTATCAATCCACCGCCCATGCACCACCGGCGCAACGTCGGCGGCAGGAATTGAAAGCAATCTCCGGACATCTTTTGACGTGTGACCGTCCCACGGCTTTCCTTTGTCCAATTCCTCGCACTGAAACAGATTCCAGTCTTTTAACTCATAGTGGTATGTGTAACATCCTTCGTCGGTGTCAAAACCCATGATGAACCATCCCCCGCCGAAAGGAACGCTGCCGTCCTCATGCCGCTTGCTTTTCCATGCATGCGGATTATTTTTGGCAAGAGCGGCAGACAAAATGAGCCTTTGTTCATACAAGTCAGCGAAAGTGTGGTATCCGTCTGACATTTTTTCAACGTCGGCGGCAGGCGCGCCTATTACATCACCGCACATATCGTCCACCCAGCAAGCGCGGCACATACAGCCGTTGTAGTCTTTCCCTTCCTCTTTGCACGGTAAACAATATCGCTCTTCGATGTCTTTCAAAAACGTTTCTCGCTCGATGTATTCAGCCATTTTCATCCTCTCCAAATTCCTCTTGCATCGGGCATCTCCTGCCTATACACTTAGCCATAATCATTCTCCTTCCACATGCTGTTTGAGCCAATGCAATGTCTCTCCGGTGTCTTTCTGCCATGCTCTGGAGGATGTTGCCCAGGTATAAGCGAGGAAGTCGGCCAGTTCCTCATCGCTCATCGACCGGATACGGTCGGCGTTGGTCTGTGGCATATTGGTTTTGTGTCCACACACAGGACATTCAAACGGTAATACCATAATCATTCTCCTTTCGGCGGATGTGGCATCATCTTTCTTCCGCACTTCCAACAATAAGGCACTTTCCCAATCATGCTTGTAGCGTGCTTATCGCCAGCGCCGCAAACACTACAATATGCTTGTATATTGTTATCTTCGTCAATATCATCCTCGATGTATTGCCAATATGCGCACTCCTGCACCGTTACGCCGTGGTCGATAATATATATCACATCGTCCACAAGACCTTCAATTTTTTGATCACACCTCACATTGTTTTCATAAAACAACTCCACCAGCTTTTCCCTAACATCCATCAGTCAGCACCTTCTTTCCGTTCTCCGTAGGAGCAGAAATCGTTGTCCTCAGTCCAGTTAAATGACAGTCTCATAGGGCAAGGCGGCTTGTTATGGTACTTGCACTCCCGGCATCTGACCACAGGAACGGAGTCCACAGTCTGCATATCCTCCAGAACCGAAATGCAGGTTTCTACTCCACGTCTATCCCCTTCATCTTCTTTTGACGAAAGTTGCGGAATCCATTTTTTGTAGATTTCCAGCAGCTTGTCGGCATCAATCAGCCGCTTTCCATTTGACGACTTTTCCATAACATCCATTGTTATGCCTCCTTACAGATAACCGTGATTTTTCTTTTTTGCTTCAATGTTGCTCAAAACATCTTGCAGATCAAACGCATACATATGGCACTTCCAATGGTCTGCGCCATACAACCTGAAAATACAGTTTTGGCACCATTTCTGTTCGTTGCAAAAGTCAACAATTACCTTTGCTGCTTCCAATGCCTTTTTACTTGATATTGCCATCTTCCTTTGCATCCATTTCATTTTTTATTGTGTTAGTGTTGATTTGTTCCCTAAAAAGGAAAGCCGCACACGGAGCACGCGCTAAGCATAGATCCCGGTATTCCATTGTCAACCAACCGTGTCCTGCATCGCCTGCTGCATAAACGATAACTGCTGCCGTAGGTCGTCGATTGTGCGCTCCTGCCGCGCCATTTCTGCTGAAAACGCCAGCGCCTTGCGCCGTTCGCCGCAGATCATAGTTTCCGCTTTCTCCCGCTGTTCGTGCTCCTGCTCGGCGTAGTCGCACAGCTTACTGACAGCGTAGCGTGAAGCCGGTGAGAAATTCAGGTTGCCACGGTCGTGCGCCAGCAGGTCACGCACTTGCTCGCAAATTCTGTTCATTCGTCTCGTCCCTTTCTGCGCTCATAAAACAGCGCGTTGTACTGGTCGTATCGGTCTTGGATCGTGCTTTCAGCCTGGCAAAAGCGATCCCAGAATCCGCATGGCCCCAGCTCCGGGCAGCCACCACGGTATACACAGTTTGGCACGAGTACGTCGCTCAATTCCGGCTCAGTCTCGTGCAGCGCCACCTTGAAGTCCTCTGCGTAATGCCGGGTCTCCGGTGATGCCTGATAGCACAGGCGCTTTCGCCACGTGTCGATCAGATTCTGCGCGTTTGCCTCTCCTGTGAACGTGACCGGCGCGTCCTGTGGCAGCTTTCCACGCGGCACGCCGGTGCGGTCGCTCCTCTGCGTGCGGATGAAGCACTCCCATTTGTGCCGTGACCAGTGTGTGGCAACCCAGCTCGGGATGTCACGCCAGCGCCAACGTACTCGGATGTCGCGGATTGGACTGTGCTCCGCTATCAAGATTGAGCGCTTGAATTGCTCGCTCGGCTCGTGACCTAGGCTCTCCTTGCCAACGGTTGCGCGGCAGTCGTCCACCACCTCGCGCCAACTACCTTTAACGCCAAGCATCTCTGTCTTATCGTACATTATCCCTCACCCCCATACTCCGGCCACACTGCGCGGATCCTATCTTCGCGCGCGTTTGTGATTCCGTTCGCCCAGCAGTTAACTGTTGATATGGACACGCCAAGCATTTTTGCCGCTGCTGTCTGCGTGATACCGTTTTCCCGCAGGAACGCGCCGAAAGCTGTGTCACGCGATTTTTTGCGCCGTCTGTCGCTTTTGTACTTTGACAACTTCTCGTAGTTCTCCGCGTAGTATTTGCGCGAATACGCGCGGCGCGCTTCAACATTATTGCTCATCACGCCACCCCCATCCACGAAAACACGACGTGAAACGCCGCTCCGAGCAACCAGATCGCGCCGATTGCTGTGCAAGCGGCCACAAGCGTGAGAACCGACACGGCTGCAAGTTTGTCCGCCTTTTTCTTTAATTTCGGGTCACCAAACAGTTTCATTTTTGTTTGCCTCCTAATCAATATCAGGTGTTTCACCCTGTGAGTATATATTACAACACCCCTGCTTATTTGTCAACAACTTTTTATAATTTTCTTATAACTTTTTTCTTCATTTGCCTCCATTTCATTTTTTAGGTTTGGTTTGTATCCGTCAAAGACTTGTAATGTACTTTTTAAACTGTTCCTCTGTATACACTTCGCCAACAATAGTTTTGCACTCTCTGTATGTTGCTAAAACGCGAACAAAACCAGTTCCGGCATATTTCTTTTCATATATAGCATAGCCGTATTGCTGCCCCGTTTGATCGCCACGACGATATGGTTTAACAAAAAGCCAGAGTTCATAAGGCGCTTCACCGACAAAATCGTTATATCCTTTGAACAGGTTTGTTGCACGCTTCCAATAAAACAGCATCATTCTCGGCTTTCCATCATATTTCTTCGGTGCGATTGAAAAGTCTCTTTCGGAAAAGTCAAACACCCATATAGGTCTTGGCGTACCATTGAATGCAGACCGCACGCTATAATCCCACGATCTACCAATAAATTCTTTGTAGTTTATGGGAGAGTGCTGAAATTCGATAATCCGTCCTTTATCCGTCAGCACATCAAATATGTGTCGGTATGTTGCTGTCTTTTCGTAAACTTCCCTATTTTTTTCGGGGAATAGTTCCTGCATCGCCCTGTGCCATTCGCCCTTGTGGTCGTAGTAGTCCACGCAATCAGCAAGCGACTTGTGGGCAAAGTGCCAAATCATAATATCGCCCTTTTTCTGTATGACTTCCGATCCGCAGCAAGGGCATTTATATGTTTTTCCTCTGATTGAATTGTTTATTGATGTACGAACACCATTTTCATCAATAGCAAATTGCATATATCATCCTCCTTTGTTCCCTAAAAGCGTTCCCGTTCCCCATGTTTTGAATATATACACGCGAGAAAAATATATATATCGTTTTCATGTGCATATATTTTTTCTATATATAAGCATATCAAAAATAGGGGGAATGATGGGGAACGGGGGAACACTCAAAACGGCAACATGTCCATTTCTTCAATTTGTTCCGTCTCAAATTCGCTCAAATTCTTCTTAATACACACGCAATTCGTTGCAGAACCAGTAATTCTCGCCTTTTTTGTACGTTTTCCGTTGTCTGTAATTATGATGTCGTTTCGCTTTGCCCACGCGAGGAAAGCCGTGGAGTTAAACCCTCCGTTCCCCATCTCACGATCAAAAACTGATTTGATAATGTAGATGCAGGTTTCTTCGGACTTTCCCCAGACTTCTCCTTGATAATCTCCAAATTCGTTTGCCTTGAACCTGTTCGGGTTGCGCTCCACCAACTCATAGATAAATTCAAGCGCACGATTGTTGACGTTGACTTCCTTTTTCTTTGCCATAATCTTTTCAAGGTCTGCAACTGTCAGGTTGTTCCCGTCCTTGAAAATCAATTCCGTTGCGATATGGTCAGCGGCAAGGATAGCGGATGCGGACGCCGCCTGCTTGTCCGTGCTGTCAGATTTCAGGAGTTCCCGATAATATTCTTTCTGGAGCGCATTTACACGGTCAAATGCTCCATCTGTCTGGAGGTATTCGACGAACTCACGGCCAGCAAAGCCATAGTTTGACTGAATGACTGCGCAGATTCCTACAAGATCAGAATAAACCTTTTCGTCACACTCAAACTCAATAACACGGTTGACGGCGCCGCCGCCGCTGTTCGCATTGCTAATCGGGTGTTCTCCGTTCGTGATTATGCAGTTCTTCCAGGTATTCATCTTTTGCAATCCGCCTGTTTTGGCACCACGGGTACGGCCTACACCTTCGGTAAGCTGGTAAATAATTCGGTCAAAGTCCCTGACACCGGAACTTGACTGGATTTGAAGCTCATCAATGCACATCGGAAGGCTGTTCAGGAAAGAAGCCGTCATTTCTTGCCCGACAAGCGTGCTATTAAAGGTGGTCACATATTCCCCGAGTTTAGGGCACGCCCACACGGACGCTGCAATCATCAATCCGACTGTTTTGCCGGTCTCTGTTCCACCCCATGCATGGAGGAAAAACGGCAACAGGCCGCACGGCTCAAGAATGGCACTCGCAAAAGACGCAGCAAGAAACAACCGTCCGGGGCTTTTTTCTTTTCTCAGGTCTTGCATAGCATAGAGCCAAGCATTGCGGCTCCCCTCCGGTTTGACGGCATTAAAAATGTGCCTGAAATTTGTTTCACCGTCAAACACAAGGTCATCGACGAATGGGGAGAACCCGTGTTCGCCGACCCAGCCGAGCCTACCAACGGATTTCTGTTCGGGTATCAGTTCATAATTGAGCTGTTCCATTTCAAGGATGTAAGTTGACAGTGCCTTTGCATTTTCACTGTTCACCATAATTCCGTTGGCCGCAAGCTGAAGGATACTGCTTGACGATGCAATCACGGACTTCTCGACAATGATTGACCTCCACGACCGGCCTTTTTTATACGCAATTTTCAGCCGTTCTTCTCCGGAATCAATGTTGCAGAGCCTTTGAACGGGCATTATCGGGTGACGGCAGATTGTATTTTCATAGCCGTACTTATCCACCAAAAACACGCCGTTTTCGTCGCAGATGTACTCACCGCTGAAAAGCTCCATTTCCTGCCCGTCAAACTGAGTGGAATTGGCAAGCATTACGCCGTTTTTCTGTGCCATCATTTCTTGATATGCATCCCATAATGCGATGAAGCATTTTACTCCTACCGCTCCGGCTTTTGCTTTCATTTTCTGCACCATCTGTTTGAGAAGAAACTTATTATCCCGAAACTGATACAGAAACTCGTATGGTTCTGTCGTGTCATAGAATTGCTCAGCCGTATAGTCAGGAATTACGGATATCTCGTTTTTCATACTCATACCTCGCTATCTCGGTGCAGGATAGGTTATACTCTGCACCGGCTATATTCTTCAACGCCTCCACAAAAATCGGATGTAACGGCTCTGTCGGCGTTTTAGGGGCATAATTTCGCTTGTTATCGTCCAGCCTTTTCCATTTATCGAAAGCCTCCCAATAAGCGTTTTCCAGTCTTTCTTGTTCGGCTTTCTTTGCGTTCATTTCACGCTTTCGCATAAACGCCTGTCTTTGCATTTCAAGTTGTTTCCGGCGGTCCAGCTTTTCACCTATTGGCAGGCCAAGAGAAAAATCCTCGTTTATCTTCTTGATTGCATCTCCAAAAGACAAGCCGAAAAACTTCATAACAAAGTCTATAACACTGCCGCTTTCATGGCAACCGTAGCAATAAAAGCCGCGTGAACCCGGATATGCCTTGAAACTTGCGCTTTTCTCCTGATGAAAAGGGCATCTGCAAAAATTTGACCTATTTGTTTCGATTCCGTAATATTGAAGCATTTCTATCATTGAAATGCGCTGTTTAATTTCGTCTGCAAAATTCATAATTGTAAAATAAAATACCCTGCGCTTCGGGTATGACGGTACCCTCCACGCAGAGCATAGTGTTGATAGTTATTCAGTTAATGGCTGATAGCCGCCGTCACAACTATCAACAAGGATATTATAAACCATATCTTTTAAAAAATCAAGATGGAATTATGGTTTTTCTTCTTCAAGATTGATAAACTCTTGAAACTTCGCCAAAGCCTTCTCCGCGTTCTTTGTCGGCTTTTTCATTGACACATCGAGGTGCTTGCTAAACAGATCAGCCACAAAACGCCTTGCTTTCATTTTGCCGACTTCCACGCCATCCCAATACCCGCGGGGAGTTTTGCCCTCTTTGATATTATGTTTGCCATCAGCTTGGCTTCCGTAGGTGACATTGTAGGTCTGTTTGCCTTGTCGCATCTGCTCCAAAATCCAATACTGTTCCCGTTCGTCAAGTTTCTCCACGGGGCAATATTCAAGGATGCAGAACGCCCATCCATGCGGATTTTCGTCACTCTTGAATTTCCGCTTCCGCAGAGAAATGTCGATGTGCTGGTAGCCGTTCCAATGGCTTACGATCCGCTGAAAAATGTTCTTTGCTTGGCCACAGTAGAAAAATGTCACGCCGTTTTCGTCTGTCCGTTCAAACAGATAAATTCCCGGCTGTTTGGTTTGTGCGTTTTCCGTTATAATGGGTGCAATGCTCTTTTTGGCAATGATTAACTTTTTTACATAGTCATTCATTACATCACCTCGCATTCCGCTTTTCGGGCGTATATTTGTCGGTAGTTCATCAGTCATCGCCCTTTGATTTATCTTCATAGATTACTTTGCCTTGACTTACAATTTCTTCACACTCGCTAAAGGTTTGCCACTCAAAATCGCTTGTCAAAACAGTCAATTCATCTTCCTGCAATTCATAGCTGAAGCAATACACGGTTTCTTGCTTGTATCTATAATTACACTCTTCACCATAATAGTTATCTTGTGCATAGCAATCTCCGTCATTACAGTGCTTGCAACCCTCACAATATCGCTCATAATGGGCAACCTCAAGCTGTAAAGGCTTTTGACCGTAATATTGTAGTTGCAACTTAAGGCGGCTTATTTCCTTTCTTGCTTCATTTCTTTCTTTCTCTGCACTGTTTCTTTCTTCAAGATACCGTTCAGCTTCTTTTTTGAACTTGTCCCTTTGCCTTTCCATATCAACAAAACGCTTTGGCAGGGTAGCAAGATTGCTTTGCTCGATTTCTTGCAATCGTTTGCTATAATTCTTTTCTTTTGCCATCTTTGCCTCCTATTTCATAATTTAACCGCCCCACCCCACAATGGAGCAGGGCGGTTTTATATTTTCAATCAGAACGGAAGATCGCCCAGTGAGTCATCATCCAGAACGGTGAAGTTGGATGCAGGAGCATTGTTGACTGGCTTATTCTTCAGCGGGCGGTCTTTAGGCTGGCGGTAGTTCCCATTGCGCACATCTTCCACGGAAACAAAAGTGCAAGCCTCGGTACTCCAGCCAGTGCGGTCTTCCATAGCCCATTCGAAGTTGCGGAACAGAACACCAACCATTTTGCCCTTGAGCGCATCTTCATTCCAGTCCCAATGATAGCCCAGATTGCTTTCCTCAATCGCCCAGATCGCATTGCCGAAAGTCCGCTTCTGGCTGTCAAAATACTGGTTGCTCTCCTGCGGGACGGTCAAGCGGAAATTACCCTTCCACTTCTTATCCTCTCTGGTGTTTTCCTTGTACTGCTTGCTGAAAAAGTCTTTGTATTCGCCCTCGGCAATGTCGAATGAGATAACCAGAACTTCGCCCCAGCTATATTCCTCGACCTTGGCATTAAGAATTTTTGCCACATAGCCGCCAGCGGGCAGAGGTTCACTTGCGCCAACACTCTTCTTGATTTCCAGACCGTTAAATGCTTTCATTGTTTGTTTCCTCCTGTTTTTCAATAAATTTCAACGGACACATATATCCGATGGTTCTTGTGTCTGCGAGGTATTCCCCCGTCAGTCTGCATTGGTTTCGTGAATATGTTTCAAGGCATGGGCATAGCTTGCACTGAACTTGCCCCTCCGGGAAATAGATGGTTGCCTGTGCTTCGGTGTACCATGATACGCCGCTTTCAAAATCAGGCACTTTCTTCACCGCCATCAATGCCCCAGTATTCACGGATCGCATCGTCAACCGCCTTGAGGTCATTGTCAATCAGCGTCTGGTCGAAAAGCCCCATCGGGGTCTTAACCGTGTCCTGTCCGTTGTTCTGGGTGCTGAAAAGATATCTCCCATCCTGCACAACGGTTTTCATGACGATTGTGAAGCGCCCTTCCACAGTTACGTAGTTGTCAAGCATCTTGCCGATTGTTTTGAAGTGTTCCCGGCCATCGTCTGCCTGATCGCTGTGGCCCATAAAATATACGATCTTATCGTCTGGCAAACTTGCCGCAAACTCAATCAGGCTGTTAAAGGAACACGCCATGTCCGTATATTTTTGATATCCTGTCTGCTTTGCCGTCCGCATAAACTCGTTGACCATCAAATAGGTCGCATCGTCAATAACGATGGATTTCTGCGGGGCTGCCTGAATCGCTTTCATAATCGACTGATAGTTGTCGCTCTTGTATGTTTTCAGATTGTTTCGGAACGGTAGTGGTTTGCCGGATACGTTGACAATCGCCACATCATCTCGGCTAAAATTGCGCAAGCTCGTGGACTTGCCCGTGCCACTCTGTCCGTAGATCATGACCAACACACTCATACTTTTTGCCTCCTAAAAATCACTTTACTTCTTGCGGAAAATGGCATATCCAATCAGCAACAGAATTTCCGCGCCGATGGTTGCCAAGATGCCGCATACAAATTCGGGGATAAACATTTATTTCTCCTTTCTGTTTGTCATCCAAAGCATACGGAAATATGCGCTGTTTGACAGGCCGAGATTCTTTGCTTCCTGTTCGATTTGTTCCTTTTCGTTAGGACTAACAGAAATCACAACCTGGGTATCCTTTCTAACTCGCTTCCTGTCGGGTTCGTACTTTCTTCCTGCCATTATTTCACCTCCTTTCTATTATTCAGCCAATAAGCATAATTTTCTCTGCCAATGGAGCCATCGTCATCCATGACGAAGCGGATGCAATCTTCCAAGAATCCGAACTTTTCTCCAAGCGGTTTTGCATTGGCAACTCTCCGCTTGTATGTTTCAGCCATCAGTTGATGGAAATCCCAAGACGGATATTTCGGAACTTCATCGCAATTCAGCAGATAGCACATAACAAACGTGTCAAGATAATTCTCTTCCTTGTTCGCCTCGCAATACTCAAAGAATGTGTCGTAGTTGATAGTTTCACGCAAGCATTTTTCGCACCAGCCATCATACAGTTCGTCCTCTGAATGCCAATCTCCGCAATCTTTGCACTGGTGTACTTCCTCATAATCTTCATGGCAAATAGGGCAACCGCTGAACCGTTCCATAGCAGTTACGCCGTGGCACTCTCCCTGGTTTTCATACCATACAGCCTGTTCGCCTTCTTCAAACAGGTTTCCACACTCGCAACACCGATACATCATATTTGCCTCCAGCGGTAGGTCGCTACCCTTAATTTCTGTAATCATTATAACACCGACTCGTATGTTTGTCAACAACTATTTCTCAAAAATTCTAAAAAAGTTATAAATATTTTTCTTTACTTTTTGTGGTTGGTGTGGTAGAATAATGGTGTCCAGGATGGATAGATTATTGAGGAGGCAATTTTATGAGAGTAGACATTTTTAACACAGATAAGAAATACAATATTATCTATGCAGACCCTCCTTGGAGTTATAATGATAAGATGCACGGGCATTCTTTTAGTCTTGAAAACGAATATCCAACAATGCCGTTGGATTGGATAAAAGAATTGCCGATTGAAAATATTTGTGAAAAAGATTGCATTTTGTTTTTGTGGGCTGTTTCTCCACAGTTGCCAGAAGCAATACAGACAATGGAAAGTTGGGGATTCAAATTTAAAACAGTTGCTTTCTGTTGGTCTAAATATTCAAAAAACGGAAAGCCAATTTCCAATTTGGGAAAATGGACGATGGGAAATGTTGAATTATGTTTGCTTGGGATAAAAGGAAAACCAAACAAATTTAGAATTGATAAATCCATAAAGCAACTTGTCATTGCCGAAAGAAAAAGGCACTCACAAAAGCCGAGCGAGGTAAGGGAAAGAATTGTGAAAGGCTTTGGGGATTTGCCAAGGATTGAATTGTTTGCAAGGGAATATGCAGACGGCTGGGATTGTTGGGGAAACGAGGTATAAATAAAAAGGACAGCACCTTTTAACGGGTGCTGCCCTCTTTTTCGTTTACAAATCCTGTACCTTGTCGATGAAAGTCGTGTACATCCGAGGATGCAGAATCTTGACCGCCTCAACAAGCTCGTCCATCAGCTTCCACACTTTATCCGCCTTCCTGCCGTCAACCGCCTTCAGAAATTCGCTGCCGCCGTCTGTTTGGATATAGGTTTCGGCCTGTTCTGCTTGCGGAGCGGAATAGGATTGCATTGGCATCGGTTGTGGTGCCTCATGTGCTTGCATAGGCTCTCCGAAAAGGTAATCTTGGATGATTATTAGGTCAGCCAAAACTGCCCTCTTATTGCCGGTAACAGGCTCACGCAGACATTCCTCGATTGCCTGCTCAATTTCCTTTTCGGTTATCATTCAATCAGCCCCTTGTTATGCCCGTTTCAGAGCTTCCATGCAACGGCGCAGAGCTTCCTTTTCGGCGGGCTTTTCAGCATCTTCCATCATGTCCTCAAGCTGTTCCATCATGTACGCTTTGCCTTCGTCCCGGCTGTAACCGTCACGCATACCACGTCCATCACTGCGCATATAGCCATCATCACGGCTGTATCTGCCCATGCTGTCACGCTTGGCATAGCGTCCACGGCCGCGGGCGTAACTGGTTCCACGGTCATAACCATCGTAGGATGTGCCATAAATCCGACCCTCGCCCATATAGTGACCGTCCTCGGAGTAGCCGCTTTCTTCCTCAAGCATATCAATCTTGAGAATGTTCTTTACGGTATCAGTCAGCTTGTGGATGCTGTCAAGGTCGCCCATCGACATCTTGCCAGACTTTTTGCCCTTTTCGGCGTAATCCTCAAGTTCTGCGCAGAGCAGATCTTTCAAATCGTGCATATAGTGCATAGTTCATTCTCCTTTCTTCACGCCACGCGCTCTAGCACGACATTGGCGTTAGTAACGTCAATAGCCGTGGTCGCACTTACGTTTTCAACAGAAACAGTCACACAGCAACCGCAAGGAATATCAATGAAAGTGGTAACGCTCACATTGAAGAAATTCCCAACAGCGGCAGGGGTGACGGTCGCCGTTGCATTGCCCAGCGCCTCACCGTTGATGGTCAGAGCCACGGAAATAGGCTCAACCGTTCCGCCAGTTGCAATAGCGATATTGCCGTTGAAAGTTACATGGTACACGGCACGGCAACCATTGGAAGATCCTTTCAGAAAGAAAATGCCGCTATCATCCCGATGCTGGATGAACCCTTTCCGGCAAGCCCTACATCCGTTATTAAAGAGAACATTTTCATCAACCGCCACGCTTTGGGCGGCGATTGCGCTGTATTCAGCAGCCATAAATTAAATCATTCCTTTCAAATAAAATAAGGCGGCAGGATATGGCATCCCACCGCCTCTGTAAACAGTGTCAGCCTACACGGCTAACCATTTCCACGATGGGAAAAGTAAGTTTCACTATTCGATTAGAAACCGCCACAACCGCAAGCGTTGCTATATGTCACATTTGCATTGTAGCAACAATTCGGGTTAGGCACAAAGTATGCCGGCGAAGGGCAAGGCGAAAGCTTGTTAAGAAGTGTTTCGTTCTGCTTAGCCTGAGAAGCGGCAAGACGAAGCGCAAAGTTTTCGTCACGAAGTGCCTGCGTTTTTTCATTCGCAAGGTAGTCAATAATTCTGTCGCCGACTTTATCAATCGCTTGCAGTGTGTTGCAGTTGTACGCCTGTGCATCGAAGCGGTTCTGCATATCCATCTTCTCAAGGTTGCAGCAGCAATCGGAAATCTGCTTAGACAGGTTCCATCCAGCGCGCTCAATACCAACGTCAACGTCCTTAATAGCCGCGCGGGTGTCGCAGCAGCAGGAAGCCATCTGCGCGGCCAGATTGTTGGCATGCTGCGCGCCCTGATAGCCCAGAGTGCAGATAGCGTTATCAATGCCACGGAAGTTGTTGTTCAGCGTGTTGTTCAGCGCGGTGAATGTGTCTGCAATGCCGTAGGTCTGCTGATCGATCTTGCTGATAAGTGTCTGCTGGTCAACAGCAGCTCGAACATCGGCCTGAGTGGCGCAAGGCACAGAAGCACCAGCGCCGTAGCCGACGCCATAGCCACCAAAACCATTACGGCCCCAGCCAAACAGCAAAAGAATCACGATCCACGCCCAATCATTGCCGAACATACCGTCGTTGTTGCGGCCATTGTTATTGCCTACGACTGCCGCCACATCAGCAGCCGAAAGCTCGGAAACTCCAATAGACAATTTACATGTCTCCTTTCAAAATTATATTTATGTCAAAGCCATTCCGGACTGGCTCGAACATCAATTAAAAACACCGCTACCAACAATCTGATGGGCGATCTGGGAAAATTGGTTGAACTGCGATTGCGACATTTGGCCGCTTTGTATGAGCCGTTCTACCTCAGCACGAGGGTTCTGCATTGTCTGTTTCAACTTTCTTGCATCTTCGACTAACTTCTGCATAGGGTTGACCTGCTGTCCTCCAAACTGACTGAAGAGTGGATTAGGCATCGTTTTCTACCTCAACTTTCTTTGCTTTTGCGCTTGCTTTTGGCCGCAATTCATCTACCTTGCACTCTAATGCGGCAAATTTCGCTTCTAATGCGTTGAAACTATCAAGGGTGACAAAGTTATTGGTTGAATTAAAAGATGGCACAGAGGGCGTTTTATTGGGAATTGCGGTGCGCTCCGTAAAATCGAGAATACGCATAGACGGAACGCCCTGCGCATTGACGGACTTGATGTAGATGGTAGGGAGGTTTTTGTCCCACAGAGTAACCGTGTTATTCGGCGCAACAGGGTATGAAGTCGCTTCGTTTTCGTTCAGCACCCACAGAAAGTCATTTGTTGGCTGTCCTTGCATCGGCATTTGCGCGTTCTGCATCGGCTGCGTAATAGGTTGCTGAAACTGCTGGTTAAACTGCCCCATAGGATTTTGCTGGGCGGATTCGTAATAAGTCGGCCTGTAAAAAGGTGCATAGTATGCCATGGTCAATCCTCCATTTTTTCAAAATAGTAAACAGGTGTTTCGTTTTCTGAGTTCCACGAATCCCACAAATCGCCATCTATAACGGTTGTTAGGTGACTTCCTGTTCCGATTATGTATGTTCCTTTTGGGTGGTCTTTGCAAAAATCGGATATTGTGTAACAATCAGGGCAATCATCTGGAATTGTGCGCCTGCGAAAACCATTCTTTTTCAGATAAGCAGTTGTAATTGCGTTAGCGCTCGGCATATCTGCCATAATCATCCCGAAAAGGCACAAATCAAGATAGGTGTCAATCCACGCACTTCCCGTGGCAATGGCAATCGCCCTGACAGTGCAGTCCCCCACACTTTTCCCTTTTGGGTTCAAGTTTATGTACTGCCACATCGGGACCACCCGCTTTCTCAAATGCTGTCTGCTCTATATAGCCATCTTCAATCAATTCCATAATCGCAGTGTAAATCGTCACAAACGGCATTAGATGGAATTTTTCTTTTGATTTGATGTATTCATCGATGGTCATAAAAATCGCCTCACTTTCTGCAATGAGCATAACAAAAAAGCTACCCTTGTAAAATCAATTACAAGAGTAGCTTTCAATAAAGTTTTGTTAAATTATAGGTGTTTTTCCAGCCTGTCCATCGCCTTGTAAACGATGTTCTTCACTTGCTGGGTGGATAGTCCATATTTTTCCGCAAGCCGTTCATAAGTCGTTCCATTGAATAGCCTGTCAGCCAAAATGAGCCGGTGACGCTCGTTGAAAATCCATTGGTCGATGAGGTATTGTAGTTCATCCCTTGACAGATTATATCTCTCGGTATTTTTCCGCAAGGTCTATCACCTCCATACCAACCATTCTGGCAAAGTCAATTTCTTTCTGAACGCCCTCGCTGATGTCGCTTGCAACAATCAAAACATCGCTCACGCTCAACAGATCAATGCATAGCGCCATTTCCTCATCATATCCCATCTCATTATACACTAAGTTGGAAAAAGCCAACAGAGGGCAAATATAGCAGTTTTCAGGGTCGTTCACTTGCAAGTCGTGGGTGATTTTCTTCGCTCTTTCCATGTTAGCAGGATCACCGCAGAATTTGTGCGATACATAAATCATAGCCATTACATAATCACCCTCATTTCTTTCCGATTGCCTCTCAAGATGATTTCTTGAGGGACATAGCTGGACGGAGTGAGCATCGCGCGTGCTGCATATCCTCCATAGGCAAGCCAGCTTGTCATAGAAACCACCTTGAACGGCTTTAAGCTGACTTTGTTGTTTTGCAGGTCAATGGATATCTTGCTAGGTTGCGTGGTGTATGCTTTGTGTGTATGCCCCAAAACAAGGCAGTCCATCCCGTCTATGACATAGCCGAATTTTTCACCACGATTTACCGCAGAACCAGTAGAACCGCCACCACCTGCGCCATGTGTAACAACAAAAGTATATGTTGGGTTCTTTCTTCCATCGCCTTCTTTTTTGCCGAACCGCAAGCAAAGAAAGGCCATGTTTTCCCGGTATAGATGCTCCAAATCCAGCTTGCACATAATGTCATAGGTTGGGTCATCGTCTGCGTCTTTCCCGCTCCGCCGTTCGTGGTTCCCGTTGACTGCACAAAGGATTTTATGTTTAATCGGTTTTAGCATTTCGGCCATTCTCCGCTTTTGCTCACGGGGGCGCATTGTTTCTTCATAGATATTTGCGACGCTTGATTTTAGGGAGTTATTCAACAAATCTCCTCCCAAAATCAAATAACTGTTCGGCTCTTCCAAAATCCGATTACAAAAATTATCCCACTCCGCCGCCAAATGCTCGGCAGCACCGAGATGGACATCCGAAATGGGATAAATTTTTATATCGTTATTTTCTGGAAAGTGCCGCGTTATGATTTCAAAATCACTCAGCAAAGCACTACCTCCGTTTAGTTCGTTTTCTCAGCCTCTCCGTATCAATCAGTCTCCCATTGATTTCAGTACCAAATCCATGCGCCGTTTGTTGCAACCAACATAACAATCAGCACAAGAACGGTAATCCACAGCCGCTTAATCTGACGTTCCATCCTTGCCATAGACGCTTCATGCACGATATATGGTACGCTTTCGGGTGCATTCTGCGCTTTCTTATAGGTTTCGCGGTTTGCCATATTTTATCCTCTCTATATCTACGCCCCCAAATTTTTGACAGGGGGGGATGGGAAGGGAGGCTTCTTCCCGCACGGCGTATATATCGCCGTCCCCCCGTGTCGATTCTTATTTATGTTCCAGCAGTTGCAGCCGTGTCTCGTGGTCGCTTATCGCGTCCTCGCTCTTCTCAATCTTGTCCCACATCTCGTTGTGCTCCTTGGTGTTCCCAGCGTCCATACGGTCAATGCGAGCCGTCAGCGCCACTACTGCGTCCGTATTCCGCTGGATAATTGTGCTCATACGCCAGCACGCGCCGATAAGCGTCAGCACAAACGCCGCAGCCGAAATGATGTTTGCAATCGACACCGCCATCCTCAGCCCTCTTTCCTAGGTTTGTCATAGCTCATAGCCCGCACGCTGTCGCTAACACCAGCGGTCGTCGGGTCGACAACGATGCCAAGCAGACACAAAATGTTGATGACCATGCTAATGATCGTCGTCACCTGATCCTGTGACACACGCGGAACGATGCCACAAACGCCTAGCACCTGATACACAAGAGCCACCAGCGCCATGACGAGCGCGGTCAACGTCGCCTTGTTCTGCAATCTGAGTTTCCAGTTAATTTTCATATGTAGCCCTCCGTTACTTTCCGTCAACCATGCGCTGGCACACGATCATCGTGCGCAGCATGTCCATCGTCACGTCAAGGTTTCCGTGTTCATCGCCCAGAAGCGCGCCGCGATCAATCAGTTTCTGCGTTTCTTCCTGCGCCCATGTGGGCAGTTCTGCCACTGTGTTGTATCTGGTTGCCATGTCTTCATCCTCCTCGTCTGTATTTCCATCGGCCATCTTGGCCGCGACGTCCGCCCGAAAGCCGTCCATCGTCAGCCCAAACACCCGCCACAGGTGCGTGGGGTCTGCGTGCGCGCTGGCGATGCCTCTTTCCGCGCCCTCTGCGTGGCTGATAATCACGCCGTCAGCCAATGGGTCAAGGTTAAACTGGGCACAAAGCTGTGCAAAAAGCTCAACCGCTGATGCATACGTCCCGCGTACGTGCGTCTCGGTCGCATCCGTGTCAAGGTCACGCCAGCTTGCGCCGCCGGTGTACACGATAGATGCAGGCTCGGTCATCTCGATGCCGATGTGCGTTGCGTTAGCCGCGCCGCCGCAGTGCCATGCACGAAAGTTGTACGGCAGCGTCTGGTAGTACGTGCCGTCACGCTGGATAAAACCGTGCACGCAGACCGACTGTCCGCCAGGCTGGTACTGGTTGTAGTACCGCGCCATTACCGCCGCGTTAGGCTGCGGGCAGCCGATGCTATGCAGCATGATACCCTGCGGGTACAGCGGGATCGCCGCCTGATAGCACTTGTTGTTTGTGGCAAGCGCTTCGATGATGTTAATCATGATGTAACCTCTTTTGATATGTGATTTTCATATTATGGAACCCATTCAAATCATGCCGTCCGCTTCCACACGTAAACCGCAAGATACGGCGGCATGTTATTATGCGCTCCACCGCCGCCAGCGCTGGACGTGTAGCTGCCAACCGCATAATACGTGCTGTCAGACGGGCCATCCGGGTAGTTGCCTGGCGCGGAGTGGTCAGCAGCTGCATCATTAGGGAAGTAGACCGCGTGTTTGTGGCTAGGCATCTCGCTTTCGGTAAGCGTGTGTGTTGCCTCGCCGCCGGTCGCACCGGCTTTATAGGTCGTGCCAGCAGCGAGAAGAAATCTGTCCTTGATCTGTACCCACGTACCGCCGAACAGTGTTTTTGGATTTATGCTGTTTACGCTCATGTAGATCGACCCGACCGGGTATGCCTTGTCCAGCATCGCGCTCACAGTCGCCGCTCCAATATCCGCAAGCAGCTCTGCCGGGGTGCGATAGTACACCCAGCCGCTGTCGTCCAGCACCGCGATCTTGCCCGGTGTACGCCCTAGATCGCTAGCGGAAGTGGATTGCAGCCATGTACCAGTGATGTACTTGCCAGTCAGGTTGCCGGTCAGCGTGCCGCCGGTCTTGTCCAGTTTGGCGTCCAGTTCGGTTTTGTCCGCCTTTGCATCCAACGCGGTCTTGTCGGCCTTGTCGTCAATCGCTTCCTTGACAGCTTTATTCTGCACCGGGTTCGTGCTGGTGCTGGATAGCGCCGCATCCACGGTGATGTTACTGCCAGCAGCAGCCACCTTGTCATCGACGTACTGCTTGACGACATGGTTTGCGA